GTGATTTCCTCTCTTAAGATATGTTTTCTTTGTGAGTTATTACTTGTTCTTTCTGTATCAACAAACGCCAAAGACATGTCAATTTGGTTATATTTAGGAAACATAAATGCCAACCCCCAACTATGATCAATAAGACTAACACAAAAAGGGTTTATTTTTACGTATTCTGACGGACTACCAAAATAAAGTCTAACATTAGCAATACCAATATCGTCTGTAATGTAAAAATTAATAGAAGTGATTAATTCATTTAATTCATCAATAACCTTAATAGTTTCTAATCTTAGTTCTTCATCACAATTTCCTTGAATTATTAAGTATACGTCTTTTTTGAATTTAACCTTAGTTTTAGAATAACCATGTTCTGCCCCTGAAGTTATTTCATTTAAATACGAAACTATGGACGTATCTTGAGACAAACCAACTAACGGCAATAATGATAAGATTAAAATTATAATTGTTTTCATATTTTTTTAGGTATACTACAAATATAATACAAATATTTTAATACACAAAATACTTATCACTATGGAGTCATGGAAAAAATTTGCGGAAACTTTGGAAATAACAAGAGAGTTAGAAGAGACTTATTTCAAAATTAGAGAAGTTTTCCAAAGAGAGGGGTGGACACAAAAGGATATTGAAAAACCTCCATATTATCCGCAAGATTTAATGTTTTTACACCTAAAATTTCAACCATTGGTTCAGGAAGTTGATAGAACAATTAGAGATTATGGTTTTGATATTGACGGGGACGACGTTCATTATTACATTATGGATAAACTTCGTCACATAGATGACATAACCCCATTATATTAATAATTATGGCAATTAAAAGAACAACAATAGAAGGTACTAAAATTATCTGTGAAATAGAATCAAGTAATTTAGTAAAAACAGAATACGATAGTGAAACTAAAAAAATGATTGCAGAATTTAAAAATGGAATTAAGTATGAGTATGAGGATGTTCCACACAATGCGTACGCTAAATTTAGAATGTCAGAATCACAAGGAAAATATTTTAATACTGAAATATCAAAAAAATTTAAGTATAAAAAGTTATAATCATTTTTGGTAGTATTTATTTATATGTCAAATAATGAAAAAATCATAAATAGTTTATATCTACAAGACGAATTAAATCCTGATGTTTGGGATTTAAAAAATGATGACTATGTCTTAAATCCTGAAATTAGAAAAAGACTATTAAAGACTGCACAAATTTTTATAGAGTACTTAGATGTTGATTTTTTTGTACATGACATAATCTTAATTGGATCTTTAGTCGGGTACAATTGGAGTGAGTTTTCTGATTTTGATTTACACATACTATATGACCCTAAAGATTTGGGGGGTGAAAAAGATTTATATTCCGAACTTTTTAGATTAAAAAAAACTGTTTTTAATGCATCTCACAACATTAGAATAAAAGGGTTTGAAGTGGAGGTATTTGCTCAAGATGTTAATGAAAAAGAGTCAAGTGTCGGATCATACTCAATCTTAAATAATGAATGGATTAGAATACCAAAAAAAGAGGAGTTTTCAATAGATAAAAAAATGTTAGTAAATAAAGCTTCCCAATGGATGGATGTTATTGACGGGGTTATTGAAAATGCAGAAGATGAGGATCTTGAGGGTGCTATTGAACTTGTTAAAAAATATAGAGATAAATTAAGAAAGTACAGAACTTGTGGACTTAAAAGAGAGGGTGAGTTTTCTTATGAGAATTTAGTATTTAAATACCTAAGAAGAAATGGGTATATTAATAAATTAGAGAACTTTAAAAATACGTTTGCGGATAAAAAGTTATCGTTAGAACAAGAAAATTTTGAATAAACGATAAATTACAAAATATCCGTATATTTATATAAAAAAATATTATGCCAACATCAGCTTGTACTTCTTATTATACAACAACTATAACCGGTTTTTTACCAGGGTCTGGTACATCAGCGGGAAGTATTGTAACATTCGGAACCCCAACACCTGTATGGTCAAATACCACAGGAGGAACAATAAACGAATGTAATGCCGTCACTATTGGTGGATTTAATGGATTAAACAATTAAAATTAATATAAAAAATGGGAGATATAAAACCAATAGGTAGTGAAAAATTACAAGGAATGGATAAAATAAATCGTATCCTTGAAATCTCTAGATATAAAGAGACTGCCCCAAGAAATGAAAACATAAATGAGGGTAAATCCTCAGAATACACAATAAAACTTTCAGATGGTTTTTATTATGGTATTGTTAGAGAAACTAAAGGATACATATTAAAGCATGGTGTCGTCACAGACGAACTATCGTATATGAATGACATATCTGAAAGAAGATACTACCCATCTTATTCACAAGCAATGAAAAGATTAAATATCATCGCGTCTGAAGTTAATCGAAATACGGGTAACGTACATAGTACTCCTCTGATTGGTGAACAGTCGGAACCAAAAAAAAAATTCATTTTAAAAACACCTAAACCAAAAGGTGGGGATATTACCCCTCCTTCACCTGATTTAGGAACACCACCGCCACCTACACCTGATTTAGGAACTCCACCACCTCCAGCAGGAGACATGGGGATGCCTCCAATGGGTGATGAAGGAATGCCGCCAGCAGGAGACATGGGAATGCCACCAATGGGTGATGAAGGAATGCCACCAATGGGTGATGAAGGAATGCCGCCAGCAGGAGACATGGGAATGCCACCAATGGGTGACGAAGGAATGCCGCCAGCAGGAGACGAAGGAATGGGAGACATGGGAATGCCACCAATGGGTGACGAAGGAGAAGAAGATGGTGGTAATGTCGGATTAAAAATGATACAAAAACTTACAGGAAGATTAAGTCAAAAACTAAGATCTTTTGATAAGGACAAGGGTATGGATTCCCAAGATATTAAATATGTTGTAAACTCAATAATTTCAGCAATTGATTTATCTAAATTAGATGAAGACGATAAAGAAGATATATTAGATAAATTTGAATCTTTTGATGACTACGGAATGGGGGAAGAAGGTGATTTAGATATCACTGGAGAGGATGATTTTGGAATGGGTGATGAAGGAATGCCACCAATGGGTGACGAAGGAATGCCACCGGCAGGGGATGAGATACCTTCACCAACATTTACTGAATCAAGAGTTGAAAGGGTTTTAGCAAGTTACTTTAACATTAGTAATGTTGAAAAACCTTTATTAGAAGAAAAAAGAAAAAGAAACTTTTTAAATGAAAAAATAAAAAAAATAAAGAGTTATAAAGAGATTGAATCTTTGTCTGAATCTGTAGAACAAGAAAGATCATCAAAAAAATTAATGTCGGAAAACGAAGATGCTAAATTCATAGGAAAAACAAATAAAGAAAATTTAATTTTTTCTGTAAATGGTAAACAAGTTAAAGTAACACCAAGAGGACGAGTTTTATGATTTTAGTATATGTAAATGAATTAGGACCAAACTATAAGGGTGATAATATATATGAATTTATATTTTCAGACTTAGACGATGTTTGGGGTGATGAGTGGGATGCTGAACCAGCATCAGGTAAACCTTCACCTCCTGAAATACATTACATAAAAAAAGTAGGGGTTTTAAAAAATTCTGAAATTGATTTAAATTTAATACAGAACTCCGATTTTTTTGGTGTCTATGATGCGATTGATGGTGTAATTTCATTGGCTTGGGAAAATTCTGACAGCGATGAAATATTAGTACATAAAAAGAAAAGATTAGTTTTTCAATACGGAGAAAGTGTTGAAAACGTTGAAAATAAATTATACGAAAGAGATATCGTATTAAAGTGGGAAAAAAATTTAGTTCAAGATGAAACATATGAATCCTAAAATTGCGAGACTTCTTAGTGAAGGAATATCAATTAATACTCTTGAGTCATTAAATAATACTCAGTTGAATGTTTTATACGAAAGAGTTAAAAAATCAAAAAAAGAAACGAAAGAAGAGACTACTAAAACTATAAAACAATTTAATTTGGCTGATCCATCGGACAAAGATAAATTTTTAGACGCAAGTAAATCTGTAACAGATAAAAATAAAATTAATTTTGATTCAAAAACAGATACTGCAACTGTTGGTGAAATGGAAATGACTGAGAAATCCGTTTCTAAAAAACAACAAGAATTTTTTGGGATAGTAAGAGGGATGCAAAAAGGAGACACACCAAAAAAAGGAAAGGCTGGTGAGGTAGCAAAAGAAATGAAAAAGAAAGATGTGAAAGATTTTGCATCAACAAAACATAAAAATTTACCTAACAAAAAAGTAGAAACTAAAGAAAGTGACGATATTAAAAGTTTAGAGGAAAGTATTATGCGTTTAGTTGTATCTCACATACCTCCACACACAACTAAGTCGGACATACTTAGAATGATTAACAAAAGAAAGTAAAATGAATGTCATTATCAAAAGAACAAGTATTATTAGAATACGCTAAATGTGTTAGAGATACTCCATACGCGTTAAAAACATATTTACAAACTTACGATAATACACAATCTAAATACGTACCGTTAGAGTTATTTAACGATCAAGTAACCTTAGTAAAAGATTACGATACATCTGAAGAAAATATCGCATTAAAATACCGACAAGCGGGTGTTTCAACTGTAACATCAGCATGGGCATCTAAAAGATTGGTATTTGCACGTAAAGAAAAACCTGAAAAAATCTTAATAATTGCAAACAAAATGGATACCGCCCAAGAAATGGGAAATAAAGTCCGAGCGTTTGTTGATCAGTGGCCGAAGTGGTTAGGGGTTGGGTTTTCTGTTGAGAAAAATTCACAAAGACATTTTAAATTAACCAACGGTTGTGAGGTAAAGGCGGTAGCAACATCAAAGGATGCGTTACGTGGATATACCCCAACGATATTAATATTTGATGAGGCAGCATACATAAATGCCGATGAGGACTTTTGGTCAGCATGTATGGCTTCTCTATCAACAGGGGGTAAAGTTATTGTAATTTCAACACCAAATGGATTTGATCCGATTTACTATTCAATTTATAGTCAAGCGGTGAAAGGGATGAATGACTTTAAGATTACAGAAATGTATTGGTTTCGTGATCCACGTTATTCAAAGGATTTAAAACTAATTAAATGTGATGATATTGTCCATTACATGTTAAATAGAGGTGATTACAATGATAATGAAATAATATTAGATTATAGTGACACTAAAATAGTTGATAGAGATTTTAATGAGATTAAGAAAAGAATTGAGGATGAGGGGTACAAACCCTATAGTTCTTGGTTTGAGGCTATGGCTAAAAAATTGAAATTTGATAAAAGAAAAATATCACAGGAACTTGAGTGTAACTTTCTAGGTTCGGGGGATAGTGTTATCCCTTCTGAAACTATGAAAAAAATAAAAGAAAAACACATCAAGGAACCTGAAAATAAATTTATGGGTGGAGCTCTTTGGCAGTGGAAGGATCCGGTTGCCGGACATAGATACATTATGGGTGTTGACGTTTCAAGAGGTGATAGTGAAGATTTTACCACTATGTGTATTATTGATTTTGACGCAAGAGAACAGGTATTAGAATACTTAGGTAAAATTCCACCTGACATTGCTGCAGAAATTGCGTTTAAATGGGCTACAATGTATAACGCATTTATTGTTATTGATATTACTGGTGGTATGGGTGTCTCTACATCAAGAAAACTACAAGAACTTGGATATAAAAATTTATATATTGATGGGGTTAACCCTGCTGACAAATGGAAGTGGGATCCAAAATCACAAGATAAAATCCCTGGTATCAACTTTAACTCAAAAAGGGTTTTAATTATACAGGCATTTGAGGAGGCATTACGATTTGATTTTGCGTTAAAATCACAAAGATTATTTAATGAACTTAACACATTTGTTTATATCAGTGGTAGACCTGACCACCAAAAGGGTCAACACGATGACTTAATAATGGCGATGGCGATGGCTCTTTATGTTGGGGAATCGTCTTTTGCTCAATTAGAAAAGGCTGCGGAACAGGCAAAGGCGATGATTGATTCATGGACTACAGAAACGAGTCTTTTTAAAGAATCCTCACAAAATTTTAATCCTGGTATTCCTGTAAGTTCTAACGGTAATTTTGGGTATGAGAGGAATCAGGTGACTAAAAGTGATTATCAAAACTATTTATGGTTATTCGGAGGTAGAAGGGTTTAATTTATACCATTGAATACTATTTTTAAAAAAAAGATTTATGGCACAAGAAAAATATACAGTTTGGCAGAGGTTGAGTAAGGCTTTTGGACCTAACGCAACAATGGACCAACAATCCCCAGTTTTTAAGTTTGACAAAAAAGAACTATTAAAAACTACGGATAAGACTGAGTTTGAAAAGGAAAAACTACAAGCTCAACAAACGGTATACATTGGAAAACAATGGCAAAAGGTTGAAAGTAACCTATACCAACAAGCGGTTTACTATGAACCAACAAGAATGGCGTCGTATTATGATTATGAATCTATGGAGTATACTCCTGAAATTTCTGCGGCTTTAGATATATATGCTGAAGAATCAACGACACCGGATCAAGACGGACATATATTAAAAGTCTATTCAGAATCAAACAGGATAAAATCAGTATTAACGGATTTATTTACAAATAAATTGGACATTAATACGAATCTCCCAATGTGGACAAGAAACACCTGTAAATTTGGGGATAATTTTATTTATTTAAAATTGGATCCAGAAAAAGGGATTGTGGGTTGTCAACAACTACCTAATATACAAATTGAAAGATTGGAAAAAGGTATGAAGTTTCAACCTGATAAGTATTCTCAAGATATGGAGAACGATTCTTTGAAGTTTGTGTGGAAAGAAAAAAATATGGAGTTCAACACTTGGGAAATCGGACACTTTAGAATTTTAGGAGATGATAGAAAATTACCTTATGGTACATCAATGTTAGAAAAATCTCGTCGTATATGGAAACAACTTTTATTATCAGAAGATGCGATGTTAATTTATCGTGTATCAAGAGCACCTGAAAGAAGAGTATTTAAAGTGTTTGTTGGTAATATGGATGATAAGGATGTTGATCCATACGTACAAAGAGTTGCCAATAAATTTAAAAGAGATCAAGTTGTTGATAACAAAACAGGTAATGTGGACATGAGATATAACCAAATGGCGGTTGATCAGGACTACTTTATTCCTGTTAGGGACGCTTCGGCTACTAACCCTATAGAAACGTTACCTGGAGGTACAAATCTATCTGAAATTGCAGATATTGAATACATCCAAAAGAAATTAGTTACCGCACTTAGAATACCTAAAGCATATTTAGGGTTTGAAGAAGCTGTAGGTGACGGTAAAAATCTATCTCTACTTGATATTAGATTTGCAAGAACAATAAATAGAGTACAAAAGTCTATGATTGCGGAATTAAATAAAATTGCAATTGTACATTTATTTTTATTAGGGTTTGAGGATGAGTTAACTAATTTTACTCTATCATTACATAACCCATCTAAACAGGCAGATTTATTGTCTATTGAATTGTGGAAAGAAAAAATAACATTATTTAAAGATGCGGTTGCACCTATACAAGATAGTGTTGCCCCTGTATCTGCATCATGGGCTAAAAAACATATACTTGGGTTTTCTGATGAGGAGATTAGACTTGATTTACAACAACAAAGAATTGAGAGAGCGGTTTCTGCTGAACTTGGTAAAACTGCTGAGGTTATAACAAGAACAGGAGTTTTTGATAACATAGATAGTTTATATGGTAAAAAAGAAAGTGAAAAAGGAGCATCGGCAGACACTGGTGACAGTGGAGATACCGGTGGAGATTTAGGTGGAGATTTAGGATCGTCACCGCCACCATCAGGAGGAGATGAATCACCACCACCACCATCAGGAGGAGAGGCACCAACTGCCGAAAGATTGGTTAGTAGTGATTTAGATTTGTTATTAGAAGATACGTTATTTAGTGGTAAAAATTACATGAATTTATCTAAAGGTAGGAATTCTTTAATCGAAATGGACGACAGATTGAAAAAATTAATAAATAAGTAATATTTATAATAAAAACTAATTATGAATACATTTGGTAATATTAAAACAAATATAGAAAAGACGGCATCTGAACTGGCTAAAAAACCAGAATTTAAAAGATTTATTTTTGAATTTAATGCCTTGGTTTTAAAAAACAAAGACATTAGTGAGTTATACAGTATCTATGACGACTTATCAACCAAAAAAGGGATATCCCATGATATTGTTAATGATTACATTAACGAATCTATAGAGTATTCTCAAATCCTTATGGAAAGTCAAACAAAAAACATTGGTTACTTAAATACATGGATATCTTCTTGGACTAAATCAAATCAAAACGAATATTCTGATATTGAT